CGCGATGTGTTGCTGCAGGACGCCCTGCGGTCGGATCGGGTGTGTGAGATGCTGGTGATGAGCTTGTCGGCCGGGAAGCGGGAGGAATTGATGTTCCGTGCGGCCAATCGGATGAGTGCCGTGGGTTTCTGATGGCCACTCGGCATGTGGCGCAGCGGGCTGGGGCCTTTCGGCTTGAGTATGAGAGCCCTGGGCCGGTGTGTTCGGGGTTTTTGAAGCACCGGGAGGTCCAGCAGGATCTGGCCGAGTGGCCGATAGATGTTTTGCTGGGGCCGATTGGGTCCGGGAAGTCTTCGGCGGCGTGCATTCGGATATTGCTGCATGGCTTGGAGCAGCCGCGGGGGCCTGACGGGTGGCGGCGGAGCAAGTGGCTCGTCATTCGGAACACCAACCCTGAGTTGGAGCTGACCACGATCCCGACGTGGCTCAGTTGGTTTCCGGAGGACGTGTTTGGCAAGTTCTCCTGGTCGCCGCCTTACACGCATTTGGTCACGCTCACCGCGGAGCAGGTGGAGTTGGAGGTGATCTTTGCGCCGCTCGATCGGCCGGATCAGGTTCGGAAGCTGCTGTCGCTTGAGTTGACGGGTGGGTGGGTGAACGAGGGGCGCGAGGTGCCGCGCGAGATCGTGGTGGAGTTGCGCTCGCGGTGTGGGCGGTTTCCGGCCAAGCGGGACATGGGCGGGCAGGTGGGCTGGGCTGGTGTCTTGGTGGACAGCAACGCGCCGCAGGACCCCTTTCATTATCTGTGCCTGTGGAGCGGGGAGACGGAGCCGCCGGACTGGATGGATACGGTGACCCGGCGGTTGATGCACCGTCCGCCGGGGATCCGGGTGTTCAGCCAGCCGCCGGCGTTGATCCCGGTGCGGGATGTGGCCGGGACGGTGCTGGCGTTTGACGGCAACCCTGCGGCGGAGAACCTTGCGAATTTGCGGGGTGGCATTCACTACTACCAGGCGCAGCTTGCCGGCCAGACGGTGCAATGGGTGCTCAATATGTGCTGCATGGAGACGAGGGCTTCGGGCGCCTCGCGGCCGGTTCATCCGACGTTCCGCCGGGCGCTGCATGTCGCCAAGGCGCCGCTGGTGTGGGAGGAGGCGGAGGCCTGGGGGTTGTTCGCGATGGACTTCGCCCGAAACCCGGCCTTGGTGCTGGCCCAGGAGGTTGACGGGCAGCTTCGGTTTCTGCGCGAGTGGGTTGGCAAGAACGTCTCGGTTGAGCAGTTCCTGGCCGATGCGCTGCCCGAGGTGAACAAGCTCTACCCGCTCGCTCTTAATAAGGTACGGGGCTGGGGCGATCCTTCGGGGAGTGCCCGGACGGGGGCCGACGACAACACCGCGTTCCGGCAGGCTCGGATATCGGGGCTGACGCTGATCCCGTGCTGGACGAATGACCCGGATGAGCGGCAGGCGGCGCTGGATCGGCGGCTGGATCGGGTGATTGAGGGGGCGCCGGCGGTGGTGTTCTGCCCGCGTGGCTGTCCGACGCTGATCCAGGGGCTTGAGGGGGCGTATCGGTTCCGGCGGCTGCGGGTGACGGGCACGACCGACCAGTTCACCGAGGAAGTGGAGAAGAACGACTACAGCCACGTCTGCGAGGCGGCGGAATACCTTGCATTGGGGCTGGACAGGGGTTCAAAGCGGAGCATGTCGGGGATGCGGGCCGAGGCGGGGGAGCAGCCAAACGGGGCTGTGAAGTACAACCCGCTGGAGCGTGGTCATCGGCGGCTGGTGGCGGCGACGGTGCGGCGTGCATCGTCACGCGGGATGATTGCGGAGTAGTGTGGGAAATCCCCCCACTCCAAGCATAGGAGGGCCGTGTCTTCCTCAACAACATCATCAAGTTCATCACCCGCGGGCTCGGCCTTGAGCCCAAATCCCCCGGTGACGGGGGCATCAAGCAGCTGCTTGCCCAGCAGGCGGAGCAGGCTGCTCAACAGATAGAGCAGATGAAGGTCGCCGGTGCGGCGCAGGCGTCCTACTACCAGACGCAGGCCGATGCGGTGAGCAAGCAGAACGAGACGACGGCTCGGCTGCTTCAGGAGCAGGCGGACGCCAAGGCCAAGGTGGATGCGGCGGCGGCGCTGACCAAGGAGCAGGAGGACGCCGACACGGCGGCCAAGCGGCAGTCGAACACCGATCCGCTCGGCTTGCGGGGTGGCGTTGGCTCACGCGGCTTGCTTTCCGGCGGTTGGGGCGGCTTTGCCCGGTCTGGCTACAGCATAAGCTAGGAGGGCGTGTGCCCGAAGCCATCAGCGAGAACGTCCGCCAGTCCTTCGCCCTGGCACAGTCGCTGCGACAACCCTGGGAAGGGCGGTGGCAGCGGCTGGTCGACGTGGCGATGCCGTATCGCACGCATTTCTGGAGCCGCCAGCGCCAGGGTGAGAACCCTGGGACGGTCTATGATGAGACGGGCGTGGTGGCGATCGAGGAGTGCGGCTCGCGCTTGCAGGACGCGATCATGCCCGCCGGCGTGGAGTGGGCGCGCTACCGACCAGGACCGATGGCGCCGCAGGGCTTCGAGCAGCTTCTGGCCGACTGGCAGGCTGAGCTGTTCGATCAGATGAACGAGAGCAATCTTTACGCCGAGTTACCGGATTGTTTTAAGGACCTCGCCGGCTTCGGCAACTGGTGCATTCGGGTGGACGGCGGCAACTGGCGCAATCCTCTGGAGTTCCAGGCCTACTCGCTGGCCGATGTCTGGATTACCCCGGGCAAGGGCGGTGGCATTGGCGACATTCACACCCGCCAGTTCATGCCTGGCTACGTCATTCGGGCCACTTGGCCCGATGCCAAGCTGAAGGATGAGCGGGCGTCGGCTGAAACGCTGCATGAGGTCTATGACAGCTGGATACAGGACCTGACCGCCACGACGCCCAAGTGGATGTATGAGTGCCACGTGAACGGCTACCGCTTGGCGCAGGGATCGGGGCAGGGGACTGGATCTTGCCCCTATGTGTTCGGCCGCTGGTCGAAGAACGCCGGTGAGTTGTATGCCACCGGCCAGGGAATGCAGGTTCTGGCCGCGATCGAGGTCGTAAACGAGGCCATGCGGCTCATTCTGGCCCATGGCGACCTTGCGCTGTCCGGCATGTGGCAGGCCGAGGACGATGGGGTGCTCAACCCGTGGAGCGTGCGCCTGGCACCTGGGGCCATTCTGGCCAAGGCGCCGGGCTCGCGTGGCCTGGAGCCGCTACAGTTTGCAACGTCACGCCTGGACATCGGCCAGCTGGTGCTCTCTGAGCAGCGCTTTGCCATCCGCAAGGGGCTGTACAATGAGACCTTGGGGGCGCGGGAGGGCACGCCGCCCTCTGCCACCGAGGTCGAGGTGCGCATGCAGGAGCTTGCCCGGCAGGTCGGACCCCAGGTGCAGCGTGTGTGGCGTGAGTTCTGCGTGCCGCTGCTCGAGCGCTGCCGCTTTCTGCTCAAGGGCAAGGGGCTGCTGCCGATGCCGGCGGTGGACGGCCAGAACATGCGCATTGCGCCGGTATCGGCGCTGGTGCGGGCGGCGGCGCAGGGCGAGTTGGGCAAGCTGGACCGCATGCTCGGCGGTCTGAAGGCGCATTACGGCGACCAGGCCGCGGCGACGGTGGTGCCGGCTGACCGCTATGCGACGTTTGCGGCGCGCAAGCTCGACATCCCGGCCAACGTCATGCTCGACGCCAAGGAGCGCAAGCGGGTGGCAAGCCGCATGGCCAACCAGATGAACGAGGCGGTGGCCGATCCGCAGGCCGGGCTGGCGCCGCTGATGGCGACGATGGCTGAGGGCGGCGGCCCGATGCAGTAATGGACCCGCCGGACATTGATGAACCGGCCGGCAAGGGCTTCACCGAGCAGGATCGCATTGACCAGTCCTGCTACGTGTTCATGACCGATCCCGCCCTGGGCGTGCTGCGCGACTGGTGGGCGGCCGAGGTGGATCGGGTGATGGTCGGGGCCGGGCCGATTGATCCCCTGCGGCTGGCGCTGTTGCAGGGCGATCGCGAGCGACGCCTCGAGATCATGCGCCGGGCCGAGAAGCACCGACTGAGGATGCTCGGCACGCGGGAGAAACTGAGAGGAAAGAGCAGATGAGCGAGACAACCACGGCACCGGCAACCACGACGACGGAGCCGGCGGCACCGGCGGCACCGACCTGGACCATGCCGGCCGAGGCGCGGCCTGACTGGCTGCCGGAGACCTTCTACGATCCCGGCACCAAGGCGATCCGGGTGGACGCCCTGGGCAAGAGCTACGGCGAGTTGCACAGCAAGCTGGGCCAGCGGGCCGAGACAATCCGCGGCGAGCTGAAGGCGGAGATGGAGAAGGCGGCCCGGCAGGGCGTGCCCGAGAAGCCGGAGGGCTACACCGTCGAGGTGCCGAAGGAAACGCTGCCGTCGTGGTTCGAGCCGCTGACGCCGCCGGAGAGCGATCCGCTGCTGACGGCGTTCCGGGGCATTGCGCACGAGGTTGGCTTGAAGCCGGCGCAGTTCAAACGCCTGACCGATGCGGTCTATGCCTACCAGGCCGGGATGATGGTCGACGTCGACGCCGAGATGGCCAAGATCGGCGAGGGAGCGGCGGCACGGGCGAACGCGGTGCGCGCTTTCCTCAAGCAGAACCTGAGTGC